GCGAAATGCTTTCAGACGTCGAGGGAGCCTTGTGGACCCAGGAACTTATTGATAAGTGCCGTGAATCGGTAATGCCTCATGGAGCTCCACTTCGTGTAATCGGCGTTGACCCATCGGTAGCTGAAAATCCTCGTGACGAGTGCGGCATCGTTGTTGTAGCTTCTAGCGCGGACAGAGATCTTTACAAACGACAGAGCTGGGTTCTTGAGGACGCATCGGTTCTTGGTTCTCCCGACGTGTGGGCGAACAAGGTAGTTGCCATGGCCCGTAAGTGGGGATGCCCGGTTGTAGCTGAGGTAAATCAAGGTGGTGCGCTGGTTCGCAACGCCATAAACACAATTGACCCAACTGTAAAGGTGCTCGAGGTCCACTCGAAATACGGCAAGGCTCTCCGAGCTGAGCCAATCACCCTGGCCTACGAGCAAAACCGCGTGCACCACATCGGTTTTCTTGCGGAGCTAGAGAGTCAGATGTGTGCCTGGATTCCCGGTGAAGGAAAATCACCTGACCGTGTCGATGCCTTGGTCCATGCCCTTACCGCTCTCCTTATAAAACCACCTGCCGGTTTCGTGGGTGGTCGAATCACGGCCAAGTCCCATGCGGGCAGGAAAATCCCAGGTATTAAGAGTACGTTCAAAATCAGGTAGATCCTGATATAATTAACCTAACAACGAATTGGAGAACCAAATGTTTATACTTGACTGGATTGACGAAAACGCAGATGTTATGGGACCTTTAGGCGCATTCATCGGTGTAGGTATCTCTGTCACACTCTGCTTTATCCTCGGATAATTAGTGATTATCCTGATATAATTAACCTGTACGCCAAACGACGAAGGGAACTAGAATGCTAGAGCTAAAGAGACAGCTGATGCTTAAGGTAGAACATCACCAGATGATGGAGCGTAACGCTCGCATCTACAAGATGCAAACAATCGGTTATCACAAGGCAAAGGCAGAAGCCTTCGCGCAGGCGCTGGTACTGGTTCATGACCTCAAGGAAGGGAACTAAAATGGTGTGTATGTACTGTGGAGGAAAAAGACCACAAGGAGCAAAAACAAATCCCTGCAAGCACTGTCAGAAAAACAAATAAGCATAATTTACTTTTAGGGATTATCCTGTTAGGATAATCCAGTACTTCCCCGAAATGACGAAAGGAACAAAATGACAAGCATAAAAGGTCTTCGCCAAAAAGGATTCAGGTATCGTCGCGTGTCCTTCACCCTTAAGGTTCTTATCGGTGTATGGACAATCGCAATGTTAGGTGTATTCCTAACTGAACTTACATTTCTAGGGTTCATGGTGTTTATCACCGGATCCTTTGCTCTCGGATTCCCAGGACTTCTTCTTGCCGCTATCTTTGACGAGCTGGCAGACCGCCAGTTCTCTATGGCAGCAGCCCAAAAGCAGGGACCACTTCTTGGAGTGGTTCGTCCGTGACAAGCGGAACAAATCAGCGGGACAACGTATACGTACGCGGTACCTGCGTTATGTGTGCTGAAAAGGACGTTCTTGTCTACGAGATTAACGACATCCTCTACTGTGCAGAGCACTACCGTGATGTTACACGCCAGTACCATAGAGTTCAGTCATGTGATTTCTGTGGGAACACTCCTGCGGTACGCGACCCAAATCATCGTCGCAACGAGTACCTATGCTGGAAGTGTCATGAACAAACTGGATTCACCGTAAACAATACGGTTATCAAGCGAGCTATCGTTTCGATGGTTGACAGGTACATACACCGCGGTCCTCGTACTAAGTGTGATGCCGCAGGATATGGAACCGCCTGCGACGATAACGTCAAACCTCGTGGCCAGTGGGGTGGAAAGTCCCTCTGTGATACTCACGGCAAAAAGCCGCCAAAACCCAATAAATCTTGAGCAGTCCTAAAACTGCCCAAATCACCACAAACAAACACAATGATGAAAGGAACAAAATGTCAACAACGACAATAACTCCAGAGCAGGCAGCCAAGATGTATTCCGACGGAAAATCCGTGGTTGAGGTTTCACTTGCGCTCGGCATTACCTACGGAAAGGCTCGCAAGCTCATTGCCGCTAGCGGAACCGACATCCGTAATACATCTGATCGTCTAAAGGGCAAGACCCGAAAGGCTAAGTAAATCGTGGACCGTTTTATCCTACGATTACAAAACCTTGTGTGGCCAGCTGTGTTATCAGCCGTCCTTACCGGTTTTACGGTTCTAACTGGCCTTCTAGCCCCGGATAGAGGCAATTTAATCCTAGCCCTAGGGTTATCCGCGGTAGCGATGGCATGTCTAGCCCAAAACGCATAGCACACCCGTCGCGCACGCGTACTAGAACCCGTATACGGTCTATCCGTTCTTCCTCTAAACCTGATATAATTAACCTATCAGAACGAGAGGAGGTGGTAATAATGCCACTGCATGGACTAGTCCACGATAGCCCAGTTATTACCGCTATCCAAAAGACAACACGTAGGGGACGAAAGGATGCCGTCCGCAGGGAACAGGCCGTACGAGAAATCGACGCCAGTATCTATGCATACGGCAAGTTATTCCGAGGAATAGCCCGAATGTTCAATATCCCTATAAAGTAAGATTAAGGAGTAATCGGGCGCCTTCGGGTGCCCGTTTTACTTTCAAGTGTGGTATAGTTATACCCAGGCAACCCTGCCTACTACGGAGTGACGGAGGACTAACATTGTTAACCCTTCTTATCTCCGGCCCTATGCAAGCGGTAGAGGACAGACCTATCCAGGACTGAGAAGCATAGCGGTAGCAAGATCATCGGAGTAGTTAGCCGGTGCGTCCCATCCCCGACCTAAGGAGGCGAACTAGCGTTGCAAAACCTCACAATACGTGGAATAGCAATGTCGACCGTAGCCTATATTACGGCACTAACAATCGGAGTATTTGCGGTAACACTCGTCAAGAGTGAAGCTGCAAACGCTGAGGCAACACAGAGTACGGCAAAGGAAGCTGCCCCAAAGGTAGTAGATCCAATTGACGTAATCCGTGAATCAAAGGAGTTAACAGGCGAACAGCTTACTTATCTTCTAAGAGAAGTTGGTTTTAAGGGCCATGCTCTTAAAACTGCGTGGGCGGTAGTGATGCGGGAATCCCGTGCACATCCAAAATCCCACAACAAGAACGCCAGCACTGGTGATAACTCATATGGGTTGTTCCAGATAAACATGATTGGGTCACTCGGTGAAGTACGCCGGGAGAAGTTCGGTATCCTAAAGGATACGGATCTACTTGACCCACTAGTAAATGCTAAGGCAGCTTACTTCATGACAGCCCAGGGGACTAACTGGGGCTCATGGGGACTAGGCCCTGACGCATATGACGGTGATGCTATTGAACCTGCGGTAACAGTATGGTTCGACGACTATGCCGCTCTAAAGTCAAAAGCCTAGGATAGGAATATAGTTATGCCTATGAGCGAACAAGATAACATCGAATACTACGACATTGACGAGTCGGTACCAGAGGTACCAGCTCCTGTCGAAGAACCTATTGCGGTGGTTGAGGAATCAACACCCGAGCCTGCAGTTGAGGTCGAAGAAGTAATCGCAGAAGAACCTGCGGTTGCGGCAGAGATCCCAGAGGCTGAGCCTGTAAAGGCTAGGGAAGAAAAGGTAGCCGTTAGCGGCGAGGACGTGGACAACGTACTCCTAGCTAGCTGCATCTACAAAAACATGTACTCACGTAAGTCACTAACCGTACATCACCTACAGCGTCGCCTCCTTGAGCTTGGCTACAAGGAAGCAGACACTGACAAGGATGGTTGGCTAGGCGATGAAACTTTGGCTGCTATCAAACAGTTCCAAAGGGACAAAGGTTTACCAGACTCTGGTAACTCGATTGACGCTGACACATTTAATAAGATCTTCCAGGGAGATCCACACGTACGCGTAGTTCTATAAACTACATTTAACCCCAAGAAGGCTGGCATCTACCAAGGTGTCAGCCTTTCTTGTTTCTTACTACGTACTCTAGGTACACGTATCTACTTCACATGTACTTCACATAAAAAATAAAAGTAGTCCTTTGCATCTTGGTACTTCTTGCATCTCGCTAAGAATTTGGAAAAAATGTTGGAGACGTTTTCAGGAAGGTCTCTTTCCATACGTAACCCTTTCTCACGTCCAAGCCATTTTAACCAAAAGGTACTGCTTCTGCTGATTTTGTACATCATCTTATAGACGCAAAGTTGTACACGTCTTCGACGAAAGATGATACATTTATGCCATGGCGCATACACCCGATCTTCCTAGGAGCGAGCAGGAGTTTCTTGCCACCCTCTCCAAGGAGCAACTGTGGTGTCGTGTACGTAACCTGTCCGACGCGGGCTGGACCCTACAGTCCATCGGAAATGCGTTTTCTCCGCCGCGAAGGAGAAGCACTATTCGAAGTTGGGTTATCAAGGAAACGTCCCAGTTCGAGTTCATCACCGCGACCCCTGTTCCACCTGAGAAGAAGATAGTCTCAAGAAGAAGGCGCCTTCCGTCTCCTGGGATACCTCACGACGAGCAGTTGCGTATTGCAAGACTGTCACCGCTGGCACGACGCTACCGCGCACGCACCAGCAGCACGTCCGCTTCTTTCACCGCGAATCAGGAACTAACAAGTATAGCAGGACATCTTTACAACAAGGGTGTTACCGTATCGGAACTAGCCCGTGCCTCAGGAGTTACCTATCGCGCGATGAAACGTCGAGTAGATAGGGCACTTCAATGAAGGTAGTTCATGACTTCTTCCCGGCGACAATAGTTGCGGTTGCGCCAAGGATCGTAGAGGACTTCACGACTGTAACAACAAACCGTGTGGACGTGCCAAACGGCAACATGTACTTCGAGCGCGTTCGCGTTGTTGTCATGGAAAAAGACGACGGTACGAAGATACTCATGGTTGCGGCTGATCACCACACCGGACCAAGACTTATATTTTCTGAGCGGCTCTCCAACTTTAACTGGTCAGGAGACCGAAAGCTTGACTCCCAGGCTCTAACCGAGTCCGGGAAAATTATCGCCTTCCGATACGTCCAAGGTTGTAACTGCGGCAGCAGACTTCGATCCTGGAGCCCGTATCGGACCATGGACTCGATTAAGGACCCCACAGAATGAAGCTAGACCTATTTCAACTTCAGTACATGTCACTTCTCAACTTCACCATCCTTACCCTGTTTGTCTACCGTGTTACGCGCGCGATAGTTTTTGACGAGGTATTCTCACCGTTGCGCGAGTGGGTGTGGTCCCACAAGGCACCTGAGGATTCCTACGTCGGTTATTTCATTACCTGTTCGTGGTGCGTCTCTCTATGGGTTGCGCTCCCGGTTGTGTTTTCATACGCTCTATTTCCAAGTATCACCCTACTAGTTGGGTGTATATTCGCCCTATCAGCTCTGGCTGGACTCATAACTGCGCGTTTGGATCAGTAATGACCCTGCGTTCCGTTAACCAACGACGAGGAGTAAACTAGCGTGCCTATTTTTTCAAAGGGCGAAACACCTAAGCGTGCGCCGCAAGGTCGCCGTCCTCGTCAACGCCGTGCAGGCAACGCTCCAGCTACGATCCAGGTAAACCCACAGGTTCTTAACGACGCTACATACGCGTCATCACTTCCGTATTCTTCACCGCGACCTATGACAGCCGCCGCGGCTCTTATCCCGCTGAACGATAAGGGCGAGGTTGAGCGCTTCAAGCAACGCCGCACCGGTGGTTCATCCGACTGGCAGTCAGAGGCCTGGGAATACTACGACGGTATCGGTGAAATTAAATATGCCTTTAACCTCGTTGCATCCGTCGTCTCACGAATTCGTCTCTACGCGGCTGCGGTTGATAACCCCGCGGAAAATCCGGTACCTGCTCGCAACAGTGACCTAGTAGATCCACGTCTTGCCGAGGCAGCCGAGCGCGTAATTGCGCGCCTAGACTCCGCTTACGGCGGACAAGCTGGGCTTTTACGCGACGCCGCGTTAAACTTATCCGTATCCGGCGAGTGTTATCTCGTCCAGTTCCCGGAGCGCAAGGGCACAGGACTTGCGGAGTCATGGGACATCCGCTCGACCGACGAGCTGCAACTTGACGCCCGCAACAACTACATTATCGTTCCACGCCGTGACGTTCTTAGCTCCGGATCACGTGGTCCTTCATCCGCGATTAGTCTTCCTAAGTCCGCGTTCGTCGGACGCATCTGGAGAGCTCACCCACGCTACTCCGAGGAATCCGATTCATCGTTGCGCGGTCTACTTGACCTCTGCTCTGAGCTTCTTCTCCTCAACAGAACGTTTCGTGCGACAGCGCGCTCGCGTCTAAACGCGGGCGCTCTCTACCTGCCGGACGGACTTTCTGTTGCCGCTTCACCAGATCCTGATTATCCATATGATGACGAGAACGATCTGAATCCAGGCATGACTGCCGAGGAGGCAGCGGACGAGTTTGAGGATCAGCTCATCGACGCGATGACAACTCCGATTCGTGACGAGGACTCCGCTAGCGCGGTCGTTCCACTTATCATCCGCGGACCTGCGGAACTTGGCGACAAAATTAAGCAGTTTAAGTTTGAACGTTCTTTTGACCCTGCACTTGCCGAGCGCAGTGATAGAGTTCTAGAGCGTATCCTCCAGGGACTTGACGTTCCTAAGGACATCGTCACAGGTTTGGCAAACGTTAAGTATTCGAACGCACTCCAGATCGACGAAGCCCTCTATAAGGCTCACATCGAACCGTTGATGCTTCTCATCGCCGACGCGCTTACGGTTGTGTATTTCCGTCCGGCGCTTATCGCGTCAGGATTTACCGAGGAGGAAGTTAAGCGCCTCGTTATCTGGTATGACCCATCACAGGTTGCAACACGCAACGACCGCGCGATGGATGCGGACTCCGGATTTGACCGCATGGCAGTTTCATTTGAAACATGGCGCCGTGCACACGGGTTCTCCTCGGCGGACGCTCCCGAGGCGAAGGAAGTTGCGATACGCATGCTTATGGAGAAGGGCACGCTCTCTCCGGAGATGACGCAGGCAATGCTTGCCGCGATTGCTCCCGAGGTTACAAAGGCAGCTACCGCCGCACAGCAGGCTGACTCCGTCGCACCTGTTCCACCTGAAATTCAACAGATACTAGAAAACGCGGCAGCTCCTGTCACGCAGGAACCTGCAGAAGAACTACCAGCAGCTTTACGGGAAGGCATCTAACTAAAATGGAACAACCAAAGGCTAATAAGGCAGATCTCGTAAACGCCCTAGCAAGCGCCCTAGCCGACGCGGTAGTTGTCTACCTTGACGCACAGGACGTAGCCGCGGAAGATACATATAAAGATTCACCTTATGACAACGCGCCTATGGTTGAGCAGCTTATGGATGACGACAGCGGTTGCCCTCTTTGTGGACCTGCCGGTTGTGTATGCCCTGCGTGCGAAGGCGGCTACTGTCTCTGCATGGAGGACTGTGCATGTGCCTACTGTCATCTAGTGTTGGACGTTAACGTAGAGGACAGGATGTCCGGTGAGTTTCAAGAAGAGCAGAACGAGGCACTTATCGCGGCAGGAATTATCGTTGCCGAGGAGCAGGATCTTGCCAAGGCACTTTTAGAGATCGCCGAGAAGCACGGAAAGTTTAACGAGGACCGCACAGGTATCTGGGCAGGTTACACTCCGGCGGATGAAAACGAGTACAAGGAGATCGGTGTTAAGTGTATTAACTGCGTTCTCTATGAATCACCTGGAGTCTGCAAGATTATCGCACAGCCAATCGAGGATGACGGCAAGTGTCGCTTCGCGGTTATCCCTGACGGAGTTGTTAAGGTTGAGGACGAGCAGATTACAGCAAGCTCGGCTATCTTAGACGAACCAATTGATGAGCTTAGCACACACGAGTCAGATCCGTTACTTGCAGCCGGCAAGGGTCCTTGCTGGGACGGTTACAAGCAGGTTGGCATGAAGAAGGGCAAGAACGGAAACATGGTTCCAAACTGTGTTCCTGTAGACGCAGCCGATGACTCTGACTCTGACTCTGACTCCGAGCTAGCGGCATCACGCCGCGCTCCTAAGAAGGACCGTATCTACGGCTCAAAGAAAAATAAGCCAGGATCCGCCGCTGGCTCAAAGAAAATTGTTTTCTCCGACAAGGTAGAAAAATCTCTTCGCAATAAGGTTGCAGAGCATAACGAAAAAGCTAATCCTGGACGCAAGGCAACACTTCCGATGTTGAAGGCAGTCTACCGTAGAGGTGCAGGCGCGTTCTCATCAAGCCATAGACCAGGAATGACCCGTGACGGTTGGGCGATGGCTCGCGTTAAGGCACACCCTAAGTCATCAAAGGCCGAGGCTTCAGTTCTTCAACACGAACTTCTCGAGGTTGCGCTGAAGAGTGCAGGCGAGTACGGTTCACCTGAACACGCTATCTTCTCGATGGCGGAGTACTCATCTCTCGGATACGACGCAATCCCTGCACTTCGCGGTGCATGGTTACGCGCTGTCCGAGACGGAGACATTCCTTTTGAGCGTGCGTATTCTCTCGCGACAAAACTTTATGAATCAAGAGACGCCGACCTACTTCCAAAGAAGCGTAAGGCAGGAACAGTGTAAATGGAATCTCCACTTAACGAAAAGATCCAGCGCGAGTTAAAGCGCAAGGCGGCGAAGAAAAAGAACGATGGTAACTACGTACCTGTTCTTACTCTCCGTGACAAGGTTCTTTCGTTAGTAACCGAGTCCAACAAGAACGTACCTGTTGGTCGACGTGTTACTCCTCGCACCGCGTTGACGGTAATGAACCGTGCGCTTAACGAGTTATCTTCTCTAGAATACGAATCACTCGAGTACGGAGTTCTTCGTGAGGTGTCACGCTTTATATCACTGTCTGCGTCTACGATTCGTCATAATGACAACGAGGCACGTCACCTTGATCTTCTAAGTGTAGGACACCCACTATCAGAGCTAAACGTCTCACTAAGCGATGATCAACACCGCGTTGCATACGCCAACTGGCTTGCGTCTGACCCTAAGATCGACGACAGCGCACGTGTACTTGTTGCTACCGCATACTCTGCTCTACCGGACTCAGTTGAGCGTGAACACGCGTTTATGCGTCTCCGTACACTAACCGCGGGCGCTGTTCCTAACTACGTAAAAATTGAACACTTCCCAATTACAGCGGCGTTTGGCAGCGGTAACTCCTCTGCCGCGCGTCGTGCACGCGTTGCGTTACAGTGGCGTGACAAGAAGGGCCGCTGGGTTGAGATGGGACGCGGTGGAAACTTTAAGTACTCCATGCCTAACGGGTCATCAGCACTTGCATCAGGAATCTACGTCGGTGTCTCACCTGACGGACAAAATGGTCTTTTCCAGGTAACAGGAGATAAGAACCTCGCGGACGGAATCTACTCTGTTCCTGCGCAAAACGTAGAGATATTCTCAGCACGCATTCCAGAGTCCGCTCTCGCAAAGGCCGGAATTAAAAAGAAAGCTGTACGCAACGAGGCGCTTCTCCCTAGCCTAGAGTCAATCAAGAACTCGCGACTTGACGCTCCTACAGGCTGGACAAAGGTAGAAGACCCAAGCCGCATAGATACATACACTTCAGACGATAACTACACCGCTAAGGTAAAGGTGTTTCCCGTGGGAAATCGCCAGACAGAGTACGTTCTTTACCGTCAAAATGAAGACGGCTCACTTGGTGAGAAGGTAGGCGATGCAACTAACTGGGCCGAAATTAATGATCTCGCAAACGGTGACAACGAGGCTTACGACAAGATCAAGGGTGATGTTGTTGCGCGTATCGTATCTCCAGAGCGCGAGCAGGAACGACGCGAAAGTAACGCACGTCTTGACGAACTAGAAAAGATAGCCGACTCCGGAAACGACGAGCGTGGAAATCAACTTCCTGCCGGATGGGATGCTGTTATTCGACCAGGTGTAGCCGAGGCACGTCAACAACGTCGTCTTGGAAACGATCAAATATTACAAAACGAATCTCCTCCAACTCTCGTATATGAGAAGGTTGCGGCGGAGGTTCCAGGTCGTCCTGACAAGCCTTACGTTATTACAGCTCGCATGATGGAAGATGGACGTCTTCTATCAGAAGGTATCTGGGATTCATGGGAAGCTCTCGACGCAGGCATTCCTGAAAGAGTTAACGCTGAAGGTTTAAGAATTCAAGCGCAACTTGAACCTATCTCTTACGACGGTACAGATGTAAAAGCTACTCTACCTGATGCACAGGAACCTGCTGTTCCTTCTGTTGACGAGATATTAGCAAAGGTGCCAAGTTCAGTTGAGCCTTCAACTCCTGATCTCTTCACAGACTTTAAAGTTCCTGACGGAGCGTTTCAACTTCGCACGGCAATGTATGAGCCAGATGGTCGTGTAGACGAGGCAAGCTCGAATTTTACCGACGATCCAAAACAACTTTCAACGATGTTTACACAGCAGGATCTTGTTCAGGCATTGACGCAGGCTCTTCTTGGTAATTCATCAGATGCAGCCGTAGCGGAGATTCTTAACGCGAACGTAGATGATAACAGCGACATTATTGATGCGGCAGACATTCCTGAAGTAGTTATTCCTCAGGTAAACGTAGGTCGTCCTTCAGGCGCGGGTCAACTAGAATTTAGTGCAGGCGCTGAATTTGTACCAGCGGAATCCTTATACAACGCCCTATGGGAATCTGGTATGGATCCTAACCGCGTTATCGCGACCATCTATGATTCAGCCAACGGAAATAACAATAACCTAAATAAACTTATTGAAGCGCAAGGCGGAGTTCCTTCACAAGAAGAAGCTGAACTTGTAGATGATATTGTTCAAGAAATTCGTCAGCTAAAGGAAGTATCAGAGCCTGGTGATTCTCCGGTTGCAAATGAAAAGCAGACACCTTCACCGGATCCTCTCCCTGGTGCTCTTATTGAAAACATTCCAATTGACTTTGAGAATCCTGACTACTACATTCCAAACCCAGAAGCTTACATACCATCGCAGCCGGAAGTCGACGAGAACGGTTACACGGACAACCCGGAAATCGTTTCTACAGACTACGAGGTTGCCGATCTTATCGAGCAGATGCTTTCCGGTATCACCGACGGTTCAGGTTCTGCTCTTCTAGCGTTTGACAACATTACGGTCGAGGTTCCAGTCGAGGCAATTCGTGATGCTATTCAATACCAGGGCATCAACACCAACCAAATTCTTCTTGATCTTAAGAAGGAATCAAATGACATGAGTGAGCCTACTCCTGTTGATTCCGTGGGTGCACCTGTATTCCCTGAAGGGTACTCGGTAGTTCGCGAAGATAATCCAGCCTCTGTAGGTCTAGCAAACATAAATATTCTAAAAGACGGTGAGATAGCGGGGTATCTTAATTGGAACATTGATACCAAAGTTATTGAAAATATTGAAGTCAAACCAGAGCACCGTGGTCAACGACTTGCACAGGCGGCGTGGGCTGCAGCTAAAGAGATAGAACCAGAATTAAAGCACGCGCAGTACAGAACTCCAGCTGGAGATCGTTTTGCGCACTCGACGGGGGACTATGTTCCTCCACTTATTCCTATGGGTGATTGGACACAACAGGAGCTAGACGAGGCAGAAGCACGAGCTAAGACTGTAGAATCTACTGAAGAAACACTTGAAGATCCAACTCTTCAAGCACACTCGCAGATGATTAGAGATCTTATCGAGCAGACCGGTGGGACTGTAGACGATGAGACAGCAGACAAGATTCGTGATGCTATAAACCAAGAAAATATGCTAGACTGGTCTGAGGCCGAGGACGAAGACATTATTGAAGCTATTGCCGAAGTTGCTGGCCCTGAAATACTTGAACAGGCATCTACTGAAGCAGAGACTCCAGTCGATTCAGCTGATACTCCTAGAGATCCAAGTGTTGACGAGTCTATACCAGAAGCTCTAGCAACACCGGTTCTTCAGTATCCTGGACCAGAAAATCCTGGCTACAGTGCAGATAACACAACTTTAGATATCGTTGGAAAAGTTATGGGTAACGGTACACGTATCCGTGCTTCCCGTGACGGTGCAACAGGAACAGTTATCGCAGTACAAAATATTGACTCACGCTCAGGTGATCGTATTCCATATGTTCGTGTGCGCTTTGATGACGGACGCATTGCAGTTCGCTCTGCTCTTAAGGTACGTGTTACAGACCAGGATGCACAGAGAGTCGCTCCAGTAGAAAGAGCGCCTGAACGCCCACGCCCAATTCCTGATGTATCAGGCCGTCTTGATGTTGAAAATCCAAGCACAGGCGTCGTTGCAACAGAAGGAAACATTGCAGGAGTTAACTCGCTAGGAATTACGCCCGAGGAACTCGTTGATCTTACAAATCCTAATACCCGACAGGTTGACTTCTCCCAGTGGGGAGAACGCGCGGGCGAGATTGCACGCGCGGGCCGAGAACGCGTGACACTTGAAAGTATTAAGCAGCTTGCAGTAGACCTTCAAATCATGTCTATCGAGATTAGCGAGATGCCGGATAGTGACGACCGTCTTGCAAAGCGAGCTCAGTACAATGATCTTAAGAAGAAATTTAATCTTATGATGAACGATACGTTTGGCGTTCGTGAAGGTGTAACGTTTGGCTCCGGCGAGTACACAGTAAGTGAAGCAAGTAGTAATTTCTATATCGACGGAACAATAGAAGCAATCAAGGGTGGAAAACAAGGTATATCACTTCGTCAGGAACTTGCAGTACGCGATAAGCAAGACAGAGGCATAGGATCAGTTCGTAGAACTATAACCCTTAAGTTTGAGCAGGACGGAACATCTCACTGGGAAGTTAAGAACGAGTATCTAGCAATTAACAACCAAAAGGATAAAAAGTCAGGGTTTGCAACAGCGTATAACCGCTTTATGGAAGACTGGTATATCGCCAACGGTGTTCGTGAAGTTCACGTGCACGCAGCTGGTGGAGGAGGTTACCAAGGTGGTTTCGTATGGGCACTAAACGGATTTAACTGGGACGGCTCACGTGTTGCAGAGAACGAAATCTCACAGCGTTTACGCTGGTTATCTCGCAACGCGGATAACGACGGAGAACGAGCGCAGATAAATCGTCTTCAAGAGAAGTTTAACAATTCAAGAAAAGGTGATGCCGTCAACATCGACAAGGCGCCTACACCTATGGAACTTGCACTTGTCGGATGGTACCCAGGAGCTAAAAACTGGATCGGCAAGAAGCTTATGGCCAACAACGGTTGGACCGGAGTTAAGCGCCTTGACCCTAAGGCAAAGGAACAGATTCAAGCTCAAAACTATGATCAAATTCGTGCAGCGCGCAAACGCGTAGAGACAAAGGAAAACAAGGCTGGTATCTCCCGCGAGTTTTCACTTACAGTAAACAGTAACGAGTTCCAAAATAACAACGTTGAACTCCAGCCGTACCTCGATGATATCCGTGACGTGTTTACAAACAACAGGTCGATGGCTGTTCTTGCCCCCGCGGCAAAGACAGAGCTTGCACGTTTCATCAGCCGTGAACTTCTTAAGAAGACCGAGGATCGTCAGGTGCCACTTAAGGATATCTTCCAGCTTCGTAAGGTGCTTGATGCAGAGTACACCGCTGACCACCCAAGTGTAACACCTAAAGATTTTGGTGTAGGAAAAGATCTGCTCACAGCAACTCTTACACAGATCGAAACAAACACGATCCCAGGATTTACAGTTCGACGCCTAGGTCACGACGAGTCAGGCTACAACACAACGTACCTGATTACACATAATGACTCCGGACAAACTTTCTACCTAAAGGAAGATCAACTTGCGGAGAACTACCAGATTAACCCAATCCGTACAGAGGTCGAGGCAGGGATACTTGTTGCAGGCTTAGGTTTACGCGGTGGATATGAAACACGCGCAAGTGAAACTAACGAAAGTATTCTTGTGATGCAGCAGGCAGGTTCTAACTTAGCTTTGCAGGGAAACCCTTCAATCGGCTACCACGTGTTTAACGATGGTGCGATTATCTCGTCAGATGATACAGTTCTTCGTTTTGAGACAAGAGACGAGTTCGTTGATCACCTTGCATCACCAGAGGATGCAGTGCGTATCACCCTCCTAGACCTACTCATCAACAATCAGGATCGACACAACGGAAACATCCTTATCGCCGTCGATGCGTCGGACAGCCGTAAGCTTCGTCTACTACCTATTGACCACTCGCTGTCTGGACTCGGCCGCAGCACAAAATTTGATTTTAACTTTGAGGACGTTCTTGACCCAGGAAGCGACAACATCTACAACAGAACGATGTCGGTTCTTACAAAAAGAATGAAGCAGGACGATCTTCTTGCGGTCTTTAGAAACGAAGCTGACCGTCTACGCTCGGAGCTAAAGAACAAAAGTCTTGTGCCTAGCGGACCAGAACTTGCACTCATTGAAAAAGAGTGGGGAAATATCAACAACTACCGTGAGGCAGTTAATGCTCGTCTTGATATGCTTCTTGCTCCCAACGGAGGAATGCTTCCCGACATGATGGATATTCTTAAACCTGGATACTGGACATAGGAGACGACACAATGATAAAGGTAATCCGCGCGTACGACATGGTAACCAACGAACACGTGTTTTCTATCGTGGCTGGCGACAAGGGTTTTAACTATGTGTTTGCAGACCCTAAGACAGCGATGTTTGACTCCAAAAAACGTGCCAAGATGCTGATGGAAAAGGTTGGCGGAGAAAAGAACAAGCTTACAGTTGAGGACTACCTCGCCTTATCAACATCAGGTCTAGGCCAGTTCTATTTCTCCAGCCCTATCGAGGAACTTAGCGAGAAGATCGCCATGAAGAGTGAAAAACTTCATCTTGAAAGAGAAGCTGAAAATCGCAACGGGCTTGATAGAAATCGTAGCCTTGCGGTTGCATCTGACGATATTGACCAGGTATTCCAGGACTACCCAGAGCTATACGCGCAGCTAGAGAGCAATGACCCTGATGAGGAAATTACAGCATCAGGTATGACCGAACTTATTTTTGCAGCGCTCGGTGGAGTTGACCCAAACGGACCTAATGCCTGGCTGCTTGATTACATGGACGGACAGGAAGCTGAAGGATACGTCGGCGACATTATTTTTGATGATGTAACAACCAGTCCTGTAACAGCTGCGGTTGAGGCTCCGTGCCCACCTGCAACACAGGACATCGCGATTAACCTAGAGAATCGTCAAAAGGCAATTGACACTGCAGGGTACGGTCCACTTAATCCAGAAGAACCAAACGAAGAGTTCTGGCAGGACAAGGCAGACCGCTGGAAGATTACGCCTGATGAAGCTAAGGGTAGCCTCTGTGGAAACTGCGTAATGTTTATTCAAACATCAAAGATGAATCAGTGCATCGCCGATGGATTAACTCCAGGTGATGAAAACGAACAAAACTCCTGGGACGTTATTGCCGCAGGTGATTTAGGATATTGCGAGGCATTTGATTTTAAGTGCGCCGCAGCACGCACATGTAACGCATGGGTATCAGGTGGACCCGTTACCGACGAGACAGGAACCAAGTAAATGGATATCGTAGGAAAGAACGGCTCGCGGATTCTTTTCTCTGACCAGTCTAACGCCGTCGTGATTGACGTCGAGGAAAATCTTGTGGTGGACTCCGGTTTACTATCTTCTCTTGTTGCCTCAGCTTCGTGGGATGATTCAAGCATAGAGTTTGACGAGTCAACGGCGGAGCTTGCGCAGGCTGCGTTCACGTCACTCGACGTAAGCGTAGTTGCAGCTGCCGGTCGTATGTACACCATTCCTAAAGGTGCCCAGGAGGAAGCTAAGCGCGGACTAGAGTGGCGCAAGGAACATAATCGTGGTGGAACTCCCGTCGGTGTTAATTCAGCGCGTACACTTGCAGAGGGTGGTCAAATTGGAATTGAAAAAGTTCGTCATATTGCTAAGTATTTTCCTCGTCATGAGATCGATAAGAAGGCGGAAGGCTACCAACCGGGCGAGAAAGGTTTTCCATCTCGCGGCCGTATCGCGTGGGCTCTCTGGGGTGGCGACACCGCGTGGCGCTGGGCACAGGCAATTGTTGAACGCGAAAACAAAAAAGCCTTAAGAGCTGACGGATTTGCCGATGCGGCGTATGAAGATGACATCTATAACTACGCGGTTGACACACACTACGACGCTGACGTAGATGCATTTAAGGACGCATCTTCCACCGATAACGGAGCAGTTGAATTTATTGCCCGCGTGCGTATGGACGGATCAGGAATTGATCGTCTCTACAAAATTGACGAGGCTTACAACGTATCGGTATGGGATGCAGGATACTGGCAGGATCTTGTTGGAGTTGACAGTGATCTCGCAAGTTATGACCTAGCACTTGATGATAACTCCGACGCGGTTGAAAAAACCCACGTGGAAATTGACGCGGAATCAGCGTTGTTCCTATCAGCTTGCTTCCAGGAAGATCCATATACCACTGTATCACTATTTGATATTAACTATGACGAGGCAGAGATGATTCTCAATGCCGCGTCAGAGCTTGACTACGAACTTCTCGATAGAGTTATTACCGCAGCCTCTACACCCGTTACAAACCAGGACGGAAACTACACTCCTGCAGAGCGTGCCGCAAAGGCTCAAAAACAGGTTCGTGATAAGACAGGACGCTTTGCAACAGTCGGTTCCCGCGTTGTTATCGGAGGGGACACGGCAAAGGGTTCAGGAAACATCATCGCGCTCGATCCTGCACGCCAAAACGTTCGTGTTCGCCTTGACAGCGGTAGCGTAGTTGACGTTCCTGCCATCGCGACGCAACCTGAAGACACAGCAGAAAGAAAGCAAGAAAATCCAGATTTTGTAAGTCCTCTTAACACATCGGGTATTCTTGGAGAACCACGTGTTCCTATCGACCGTCCCGGTGCAAAGATTCCCGGAACTCTTCCGGCGCTTACACCTGACGACATGGGGCAAGTTATTAGAGACTTCCCTGGATTCGTAAGCGACCAGCGCAAGGCGTTTGACGCGAACAAGGAGACTCCCTCTTCAGGACCTAAACTTATTACAGGACCTGGACAGGTTCCTAACTATGAAAAACCAGATTTCTTACTAGAGCTTGAAAAGCTTACAGGAATAAAAATGATCTACGATGCGTATCAGCATCCTCTTCTTAAGAACTTTCTTAACAAGAAGGTAAAGGGATCAGACGGTAAGTATTACTACCCAAACAAGATTTATTTCCAACCGATCACGTCGGCAGCCGAGGTTCCTACTGAAAAGATCACAGATGAGGCCGTAAAGCCAAAGAAGCCTGGGCAATCTCACGAGATGACACCGGAGAACAGCGACGTTCAACCTTTGTTCTTTGCCATCGTCTCGCAGGACGACCCAAGTGCGGTTCTTGACCTAGTCTCTCTTGTGCCTGCAAGTTCTACGTCAACAAGCCCGATGACATACATCCGTAAGGATGGAAAGTGGATGCGCGAGGAGGCAGTTCTAGCGGACATCAGTTCTCCAACTCCTCCGCCTGTAGTTCCTCTTGACGGAGAGACACTAGTAAGTGTAATTAAGCAGGTTGACGGAATTGAGCCTGTAGTTGCAAGCGTCGGACGTGACTCCGCGTTCCTAACAGTTCTGTGGGGACCAGACGGAAACATCATGGTGATGACAGCCGCAGGTGGCGCGGACCGTAACCGCGGAAATGCCGAGAAGCTTCGTCGCTACTGGACGGTAGGCAAGGGTGGACTAAAGATTCGCTGGAACTCACCTGGCGACTGGACTCGTTGCTACCGCTATCTAAAGAAGTATA